CTTACTTTTCAGCACTTGAACTTCCATTCATGTGTCTCCATTTTAATAATGTAAGATCGTGGAATTGAAATACTTCCGTTGACTGTCATGTCGTCTTGTTCCTGACAGGATGACAGAGTGATATATTCCGGCTCGTCCTTGATTAACAAGCCACAGCTATAAACAATAGTTGGGCCGTCATCTTTTGAATCATGCCAATCATTTACGGTTGCGGCGTCTAGCCATTCAACAAGAGCGTAAAACATTATTCACAAGTTCTGGAACCAGTAGCCGGATCAATAAAACACGCGGCTCCATCGTTTTCATCCTTATTTGCTGGTTCAATTTTATTTAAAATTCCGTATCGCTTGCCATCTAATCTAAAGGTGGTAATACCCTTTAATTTATTTTTCCATGCTTGCATGTAAACGTCTTTGAATTCTTCAAAAGTAACATTTCCACCAACATTAATCGTCTTTGAAACGGCGGAATCGATAAAAGGCTGTACGGCAATTTGCATTTGTAAATGATCCTCTACGTTAAGATCATCAGTAGTCTCTCCCCTTAAACCAAAAAAATTATAAACGTAATCTTTCAAACGAACAACCCTGGCACCATCTTCCGTTTGAACTGTACGATTTAACTCATGTTGAAAAACGGGTTCAATTCCAGAAGAAATATTATCTGCCGTAAAACTAATTGTACCAGTAGGAGCAATAGATGTTAAATGACTATTCCTCATACCCTGTGTTTTAATCTTGTCACGTAATTCTTGTGGAAGCCGTGACACAAACCCGCTTTCCTGATATTTTTCTGCATCATATAATTTAAAGCTACCCTTTTCCAGAGAAAGATCGGACGAAGCTGAATATGCACCATACGTTAAAACCCGCATGATTTTTTTAGTTAATTTAACAGCTTCGGGTGAGCCGTAACGATAGCCACACAAAGTAAACGCATTAGCAAGACCAGTAATACCTAAACCCATCCGACGTTTAGATTTAGCTTCAATTTCTTGTTGTTCTAGAGGATATTTTGTTCGATCAATGACATTATCCATGGCTCTCACAACATGGGGAATATCACTTTCAAGCAATTCGAAATTAAATACACCGTTGTTTATGTACTTTACCAAATTAAAAGAACCTAATAAACAAGCTCCGTATGGTGGGAGTGGCTGCTCACCGCACGGATTTGTGGCCTCGATGCTTTCACAATAATACAGTGGGTTATCTGAATTAATTCTATCAAGGAATAGAACACCCGGTTCGGCCCAATCCCACGTGCTTCGCATTATTTCGTCCCATAATGCACGAGCATCTAAATGGCGATAAATTTTACCATCAAATACCAACGCAAAGGGTTTTCCAGTTTGAACGCACGACATAAATTCGTCCGTCACTCCGACTGAAATATTGAAATTTGTTAGCTCACCCTCATTACGTTTAGATCGAATAAAAGCCTCAATATCGGGATGATCTACACGTAGGACGGCCATCATTGCCCCTCGTCGATGTCCCGCCGAAACAATCGTGCGGCAAACTGCATCAAAAATTCGCATGAACGAGACAGGGCCAGATGCAGTAGAATCCAGAGTAACAATACGATCACCAGCGGGCCGAATACGGCTAAAATCATAACCAATTCCACCGCCACGCCGCATTGTTTCAGCAGCTTCAGCAGCTTTTTCCATAATGCTTTCCATAGAATCTTCAATCGTACCCGATACAAAGCAGTTGTAGGCAGTAACATTACGAGGGCTCCCCATGGCCGATTGGACACGCCCTGCTGGCATGAACCGTTGGTTTAGAAATAAGTCTTTCAATTTTAAACGGTGTTCCTCATTATCAGCCATTGCTGCCGATTGCCGTGAACAAGCCTCATCAAAAGATTCATTAGGCAAACGATACTTTTGTTGATGAAGAGAATCACATACTGAAACTTTAGGACCAAACATTAAAAACTCCTTCTAATTGTTAATTGGTAGATTTACATGTATCATATGACATGCTGCTTCTATCTGTGAAATATTAGGAATTGAGTTTAACGCATTATGGACTGTCAATGGTTTAACAAAATTTTCGCAATTAGCCATTGTTTCCCCTGGTGGAGCTTGAAATACATTTATATTTTGCTGGCCACCGTTGAATGTCAAAACAATAATTAATAGTAAAACATCCATAATTACACCTTAATCAAATCATTTAAAACAGGCGGCTTATAGTTTGGCCCTTTAACGACTTTACCATCACTCCGTAATACCGGGTTACCGTCATCATCAAGCTTCGACATATTAGATAAGTGGACCCTATTAAAAGCGACATCAAAAGCACTAGAAATGGTATTAAAACTAATGACAGTGCCGCTAACAACATATTGGACATCCACAAGTTCCTTTAAATAATTTTCCCAATCTTCAACAGAAATTTTTCTGCCTCGTTCTAACTCCATTTCTAATTTATCAGAAGCCTCAATAAATTCTCTAACTTCTTCTAAGATAAGTTTTTTACGCAATTTCAATAAAGAAACACGAGCTTGGGCATCTAAATCTAATCCCATAGCCATGTGAAATTCAGCAACCTTACTTTCCCTTGTTTTACTAGACCAGTATATCATATCACAATCTCGTCACGTTGTCAATAGCTGTTAAATCAGATTTACGACAACTTGATAATAAAATTTCAGCGGCCCGCTTTAAAACTTGCTGTCTATCTTCCGGTGAAACCATATCTCTAGAAATTATACGCACTTGCTCCATCCTTGCTACGATAATATCAGGAGGAAACAGGGTAATATTTGGGGAAACATCATCATCTGTCATTCATCATACTCCATATATTCATCTACGTCAACATCAAAAATTTCTCTTAAATCTTCTATACGCTGCTCAATTTTATCTGAAAACATTTCGATTAAATCTTCAGTCGATATTTCCAGAATATCGCAAAGAATATTGGGGTCAGCTAAATTAGCAAGACGTAAAAGGAATTCTCTATCATTCAAAGACATTTTTAATATTATTCAGTGTAAACCACCGAATTCCTTCCTTATCGCACCATTCACCCATATTCATTTTACTACCCTTCCTAAGTTTCTTATTGGGATTATACAATATAAAAATTAGTTCCTTATCCTCTGATAGCGAGTCGCGTATTGAAGTGTATTTTTTTGTATCCCCAACTCTGAAGAACCCCTTGCATTCAATTAACAGCAATTTATCTTCGGATTGTCCAACAAAGTCGGGGATATATTTTTTTTTAACAATATAGTCGTAGCGAGACGGCTCGTATTCACAATAATCCTTTAGAATTAAGGATACATTTTCTTCAAATTTATTTCTAAATTTATTCGTCCTCACTGTTAATAGTCCGCTTATACTTTTTAATACTTTCTGAATTATTCTTCTTAATTAGAGCCTGTGTCATGCCCCCTGTTTGAGAGACAAACGGTGAACCATGTAGTTCCCAGCCTTCATTCAACAACTTAGTAATTCCCTCTTCAAAACGATCAGGGCGCGGAGTATTGATAACCTTAAATTCCATAGTCATAATTATTTCCTTTCAATTCCGGTACGTTTGGATATTTAACAATTTTAGTTAAGAATTTTGGACCTGTAGAATACAAAAATGCTTTTACATTTGGATAGCAATGTTCTTTGTATTGGCAGTAAGAACACATAGTAGATAACTTTAGGTTGCCAGATTTTCCGTCCTCGACCGGCTGAGAGCATAGAGAGGGACGGGTATCGTCCAACACAGTTTTTTTTACAAACTCGACACGTTCTTCTATGTCGCCGCTATAATATTGATACATTGGATGTTCAGTATCATCCAGATCATATTGAAGGACACATAAATGACCGTTCTGTTTATCCATAGCTAACCATGCAAACTTCCTCTCACCTTCAGAATGGGCATACGCCTTGAGTTGATCGACATACCCGAATGGATCATCCAGTGCTAAGGACCCGTTCTTGAACTTGTTAAAACCAAAGCTACTGGTTGATTTAATATCGGTAGTGATACCGTCAATCTTACAATCCATATGTCCCTTGATACCGTTAACCTCACATTCCTTTTGTTCGTCCGTTACGGTATGCCCCGACATACGGGTAAGAAAGAGTAATAACTCCTCAATTAGATTTCCGTACATAAACTTTATAAGAGTATGGGGTTGTATCTTTTCGCCTCGAAAACGACGATATGAAAACCATTGAACAAGATCAGGTTTACCTATGTTAGATAATCGGAGTTTAGCGGAATTAAAATCGTGTGGTAGAAATTCTTTCCTCATTAGCTGTTTAATTGCTTCTCCGAATTTTTCAATTTCATCATTTACATTTACATTAGCGGGAGCATTACGATCCTTAACTAATTTATAAATGTCATCAACTAGTGTATCTAATGTGTTTCCGCCCATGTGTTTCCTACCTTATACTGACCGTCCAGAGGACAGCGTAGATTAAAAGAAAGGCCAGCCGCCTTAATACACTCTACAGCTAACCACCCGAATTTATCAGCCTGACTATCTTTAACTTCAGCTTGAAATTCATCATGAATATTTCCGACGAATTTGTATTCTATATTATGTATAGTAGCATATTCATCTAATAATGTCAAGGATTTTTTCATTATGATAGCACCGGCGGATTGTAAAAGAGTATTAAGGGCAGCATGGCCTGATCTAATTATTAATTTACGTCCGTCTAATCCTTTAAGGTGTCCGCGAAGAGAGGACTTTGCAACTCGTTCTCGTAAATCTCGAAGAGACGGCGTGTTTGAGAGAAATAATTCTTTAAGTCTTGCTCCATCTGTAGCAGAACCACCGACGATTGATCCAATTTTTGCGTCTCCCGCCCCGTATAGGAAAGCATAGATAAAAGTTTTAGCAGCGTCTCTTGTTGTAAGTCCAGCAGCTTTTTGGTTTGCTGAGTGAACATCGCCGTTGATGATTTCATTGGTATACTCCTTATCATTCATATAATGGGCTAACATTCGTAACTCAAGTCCAGCCGCATCAACTCCGACTAGCTTGTATCCTTTCGGAACGATCCAACATGATCTACACTCCTGCCCATATTCAGAGTGTACCGAAGGAACCTGTGCCATATTAGGACTATTATGAGTCATTCGACCAGTAACAGCACCTATTGTATTTACATAACCATGGACCCTATGTGATTTAACATCAACTTTATCAATCCACGATTGAACTTGAGCAATTCTCTTTTGTATCAATAGATATTCGGCAATTAACTGAGCTTCGGGGATATGTTTAACCTTCAATAAAATTTTTTCATCAACAATTGGATGGCCTTTATCAGTAAAATCAACAGGTTTCCATCCGAAAGACTGTAAATATTTAGCTATTTGCTGACGTGATCCTAAATTAAACTCATTAAACTCTATTCGACTAAATGTTCCGCAAACATTAGAATAACAATCCCCTAAAAATTTTAAATTCGATGAACTAAGATTGCCGTCCTTATTGTATTTCGGTTGTATTTCTTTAACAAAAGATGGTAATGGTTTGAATTTTTGCCGTACTAATTCTTCCAATTCAAACTTTTTTTCTTTAAATTCTCCAATTAATTCCCAACATTTTTTGACATCTAATTTCCAGCCATTTAGAATTTGTTTGGAAATAATCCTCTGAACTTTATGTTCCAGATCAATACTCGTATTTCCAAAAGGAGATAAACTATTTGATAAAGTGTCGAAAACTTTTTTGGTAAGACGTAAATCATTGACGCAATATTCGACCATTTCAGGTGTAAAGGTTTCCCAATTATCATACTCACCTTTCGGGAAATTCAAGCGTTTTCCCCATGATTTTAAAGAGTGACCACCTTCTCGTTGAGGATTATCGAGCTTTGATAGAATTAGGGTATCGGTAAGCTTTAAACCATCGAAAGATAGCCCAATAAATTTTTCCAAAATAGGAACGTCGAAATCCAGTAAGTTGTGACCTATAATTTCGCCATGCAAATGGAACCATTCTAAAATCTCCTTTTTGTTAAACGGTGGTAGAAAATTTCGTACCACGTTTTGTTCGTTCATTGAACCAATCATCCAAATTTTCGTAACGGGTAACTCTGTGGTTTCTATATCTACGATAAGCCGATTGGTCATTGATAATTGTCTCTCCACGTTTCAAAGCAATGTGTTCTAGTCTGTGGCAGTTCGAACATAGTATAACACATTCTTCAGCTTCGTCAACAATTTTTTTAGGTGGTCCGGATAATCCTCGCCATGAACTTGATCGTAAACTAAATTTTTTTGTCGTATCAAATGGATGATGAAATTCCAGTAATTCAAGCGGATAATTTAAATTACAAACTTCACAACACATTTTAGTCCTCGCGGTGATGTAAACCTCTCTATTATATATCCCGCTGGCATCTGTTTTCCTAGAACTCACCATCATCTCCAACACCATGTGGATTTGAAATTTGCTGCATTCGGCCTGTAAGGGAATCATAATAGAGATAACATGCTGGTCCTGTCAACCCAGAAAATCGGTTTTTCAAAACCCGCACGGTAGTGGTATTCCTTTGTTGATTGTCCTCATGCTGCTGATTGCGTTCCAGACCTAATACGATGTCAGATAATTGAGCAATTGCTGCTGATCCGCGAAGATGGGATAAAGATATTTGACCACCATCTTCATGGGCCTTACCATCCGGACGTTTAAGATGGCTGACTAAAAACATTCCAACTCCAGTTTCCTGAACAATAGTGCGTAATTTTGTCATAATCGAATCGATAGCTTTCCTTTCGTCTCCGTTTTCCTGATCTGAAACGATAATACTCAAATGATCTAGGATAATCCATTTGCAGTCCATACCCTTAACCATATAGCGTAATTTAGATAATAAATTTTCCTCTTCGGTAGAGCCGAAATGTTCCATAAAATAAAACCGGCCCTTACCTAGTGTCGCCTCGAACCATCGTTGCTTATCTTCTTTCGGAATAGCCTGATTGGTACGCAATTGATGAAGTGGAATATTAGCTTCGACCGACATAATACCCTGGCCGGTAACAGACGTGGACTCTTCAAGAGCCATAATTCCGATATTATCATCCGTATGGTTCAGGATATAATGACATAATTCCCGTACCAACTGCGATTTACCCATGCCTGATCCTGATGTAATGGTGACTAATTCTTGCGGACGAAAACCCATTGTTAACTCGTTAAGGCAAGCCCAGGGATAGGGTATGGACACTGGCGGGTCATTATTAATAATGCTATCCCACAGATCGGAACCATTTACAATACCGGAGG